GGGCATTGGGAACCTTGGCAAGCCGCAGCGCGATGGCCTTTTGTCGATGGTTTGCGAGGATTTTCCGATAGAGAAATCACTGTCAAAGCCGATTGGCGGCGGGCGTCCGTCGATTATTCATAGTTGGTCGCAAGAATAGTGTTGCAACACGTTTTGATTGCCGATAGTGTTGCGAGTGTTGGAGATGAAAGGAAAGCTAAATGGTTAGCAACATTGACGCCCTATGTGCGGGGTGGCTTGAGGCCAAACGCGCAGAAACCAAAGCCCGGGACGAGCGCCTTGCGATTGAGGCTCAACTGGCCGAGGCTTTTGAAGTGCCGCAAGAAGGCACAAAAGCCCATAAAACCGAGAATTACAAAGTCACGGTTGGCCAGCCGGTTTACCGCAAGCTGGATATTCTTGTTTGGGATAAGGTGCGCGACCTTTGCCCGCCTCACATGCAGCCGATCAAAATCAAGATCGAGGCCGACGCAACGGGCTGCAAATACCTTGCGAACAAAGAGCCTGAAATCTGGAAGGCCATTGCGCCTGCATTTACTGCCACGCCGGGCAAGGTTTCAATCAAAGTGGAGGAGAAGTGATGCTGATCCGCATTCAATCTGAAGACGGCCAAGACTTTCTGGTTGGTTTCGGAGAAGGTTCTGGCAGCGTTGCAATTGCGACAACGAACCTCACAAGATCGCAGCCCAATTTTGAAGATTTCACAATTGAAGAAGCCGAGGCGATTATCAAGGCAATGCAAATTGCCATTGATGGCGCAAAAACTGAACGTGATTTAATGGAGAACCACAATGGCAATTGATCTATCACAACTGAGCCGACCAACAGCGGGGCGTCCTTTGATTGCCACGCTGTTTAGCGAAGGCGGCATGGGCAAAACAACGCTTGCGGCAATGTTCCCAAAGCCGGTCTTTATCCGCGCCGAGGATGGCACGGCCAGCCTTGACGGACACCCTGACGCCATGCTGTTTCCGGTGGCCAAATCCACGGCCGACGTGTTTGAGGCAATCGAGGCGCTTGCAACGGGCGACCACGACCGAAAAACGGTTGTCATTGACAGCATCACGCAGTTTGAAAAACTGGCGATCAAGGAAATCATTGACAGCGAAAGCAACCCCAAGTGCAAAAACATGGCAGCAGCGCATGGCGGCTATGGCAAGGCCTTCGGGATGCTGGATGCACGGCATCAGGAACTGCGCGAGGCTTGCGATTATCTGGCGACAGATTGCGGGTTGAATGTGGTTTTCATTGCCCATGCCACGACTGAGGAACTGGAACTGCCGGACGCTGACAAATACAGCCGGTACACGATCCAGCTTCACAAGAACCGCCAATATGACTGCGTGCATCATTACAGCAACAACGCAGACATGGTGGCATTCATTCGGCTGGTGACGAACCTGCGCGGCAGCGAGGGCAATAAAAAGCGGGCGATCAGCGACGGCGAGCGCGAAATCATTGCTTTTCCGGTGGCCAGCAACATCAGCAAGAACCGATACAACATCACTGCGCCAATCAAGTTTGATCTTGGCGGTGACTTTCCCTTTTCGAAATATGTAGCGCAGTAGGAGATCAACGCACATGGAACTCAATGGATTTGACGCGAACAACGTAGACCCATCAGAAAGCCGCGAGCCGATCCCGGCGGGATGGTATAAGGCGGTTATCACGCAGAGCGAGGAAAAGCCGACGAAGGCGCAGACGGGCAGCTATCTGCAAATGACGGTTGAAGTGATCGATGGCGAACATGCAGGGCGGAAGGCGTTTGAGCGCCTGAACCTGAACAACCCCAACGCCACTGCGGTTGAGATTGCCCAGCGCACCTTGTCGAGCATTTGCCGCGCTGTTGGTGTGATGACGCCGCGCCAGTCTGCGGACCTGCATGACAAGCCTTTCATGGTGAAGATCAAGGTCAAGCCAGCCAAGGACGGCTACGACGCCAGCAATGACATTGCAGAGTATGCGGCGACCAACGCTGCGCCATCGGCATCAGCGCCCAGCGCAGCGGCAGCATCTACGCCGCCCTGGAAGAAGTAGGCGTCTGCTTAGGCATGGGGCGGTGCGCCGCCCCATTACTGGATAGATGGAGAGCAGCATGAACCTTGAACCTTACAACCTGCCGCCCACGGTGCAGGCGATATTTGACCACTACAAAGCCAAGCGCAAGGACGCGCACCGCCCGCATCTCGGCGGCTCCCAGATCGGCCACGAGTGCAGCCGCGCCTTGTGGTATCAGTTTCGGCACATGGATCGGGCGACGTTTGAAGGGCGCGTGCTGCGCTTGTTTGAAACGGGCGACAGGGAGGAGGATCGCATTGTTGCAAACCTGCGGGCCGTTGGCGTGACAGTGTGGGACCGCGATCCTGATACGGGCAGGCAGATACGCTTTACCGCGCACGACGGGCATTTCGCGTTGTCGCTGGATGGCGTTGGCAAGGGCTTTGCGGAAAGCGGCCAGCCGCACACGCTGGAGTTCAAGACAATGAATGACAAGAACTTTAAGGCGATGGAGAACAAAGGCTGCGAGGCGACAAAGCCGGTCTATTATGCGCAATGCCAGATCGGGATGCATTTGGCCGAGATTGATCGCTGCGCTTTCATCGCCGTGAACAAGAACACCGATGCGATCTACATGGAGCGGATCAAATACGATCCGGCGATGGCACTGAAGCTGGTGGCGAAGGCTGGCGAGATTATCTTTGCGGACAAGCCCCCTGCAAAGCTGCGCAATGACCCGTCATATTTCCAGTGCAAGTTTTGCGATTACAGCGCGATTTGCCATATGGGAAAGCCGCCGGAGGTGAATTGCCGAACGTGCGCCCATGCCACGCCTGAGCGCGGTGGTGATGGCGCTTGGTCATGCGCCAAGGGCAAGGCTTTCGGAACGTTGTGCGATGCGCACATTTTCAATCCCTATGCCATGCCATGGGAGGTGCATGACGCCAGCCCTGATTGGGTGGAGTACGTCACCGAGGACGGCGAGGTCATTCGCAACGAAGGCAACAGTCAAGAGATTGCAGATCAGTGGGTGCCGTTTTGATGTTACGCGTGCTTGATCTATTTAGTGGCATTGGGGGCTTCAGTCTTGGGCTTGAACGAACGGGCGGATTTGAAACCGTTGCGTTCTGCGAAATCGAGCCGTTCCCCCGCAAAGTCTTAGCTAAACACTGGCCGGAGGTGCCTTGCTATGAAGACGTCACCAAACTCACAGGCGACATTCTTAAACGAGACGGAATTTCCGTTGATGTCATCACAGGCGGCTTCCCGTGCCAAGACATCAGCGTTGCAGGGAAGCAAGCCGGAATTGGCGAAGGAACCCGCAGTGGATTGTGGTCCGAAATTGTCCGACTTATTGGCGAGCTTAGACCCCGCTACGTCATCGTGGAGAACGTCGCAGCGCTGCTTAGTGGCCCAACTGAACAACGAGGCGGATGGTTTGGCACAATTCTCGCAGACTTGGCCCGCTGCGGGTATGATGCGGAGTGGGAAAACATACCAGCGTCAGCCTTGGGCGCTCCCCATCGCCGCGAACGTGTCTGGATTGTTGCCTACCCCGCAAAGATCAGACGGCCCGAAATGGCATTATTCAATATCGCCCAAAATGTGCATAGAACGTGCGAAAGGTGGGCACCAAGAAATGTTGGCGCATTGGGTGGTAAAAACCTCATTGCAGACTGGCAGGAGCAATCCGGCCTTCCACTTGTGGGTGATGGGTTTCCCAACGGATCACGCATCTGTGCCGCCGCTGGCAACGCCGTAGTGCCGCAAATACCCGAACTGATCGGCAACGCAATTTTAGAAGCGGAGGCAGAAATATGAAACTCACACTCAGACCCTATCAAGCCGAAGCCATTGACGCGCTTTATCAGTATTGGGCCGACAAGCGGGGCAATGATCCGTTGATTGTCGCACCGACAGGGGCAGGCAAAAGCCTGATCTTGGCAAAGCTGATCGAGGACGCTTTATCTTACACCGGCACGCGGGTGTTGATGCTCACGCACGTCAAAGAATTGATCCAGCAGAACGCCGAGGAACTCATTGGAATGCTGCCCAGCGTTGACCTTGGCTTTTACAGCGCCAGCATCGGCCAGAAGCGGCTGGACAAGCAGGTGACATTTGCTGGCATTCAGTCGATTTGGGAGCGTGCGCCTGACATGGTGCCACCGCCGGACTTGGTGATTATTGACGAGGCGCATTTGGTGCCGAAAAACACCACGACGCGATACGGAAAGTTCCTTGACGACTTGAGACAGTGCAATCCTGCCGTCAAAATTGTGGGCCTGACGGCGACGCCGTACCGGTTGGACAGCGGCTATTTGCACAAGGGCAAAGGCGCAATCTTTGACGGCATCGCCTATGACATACCGGTCGGCAAGCTGATGGACGATGGCTATCTTGCACCGCTCGTGAGTAAGGGTGCGCAGGCCAAGATTGATCTGACCAATGTCGGCAAACGGGGCGGAGAGTTTATCGAAAGCCAGCTTGCAATGGCTGCAAGCGATCCTGAGTTGGTACGGGAAACGGTTGCGGAAATCATCCGTCACGGTGCCGATCGCAAGGCTTGGTTGGTGTTTGCGTCTGGCGTTGGCCATGCGGAGATGATTGAGGCCGAAATGCAGGCCAATGGCATCAGCGTTGCAGTTGTGACCGGTGCCGATAACAAGACAGACCGCGCGGGGCGGATTGCAGCCTTCAAGGCGGGCCGGGTGCGGTGCCTGATCAACATTGGCGTGCTGACGGCTGGCTTCAATCACCCGGCGACGGACTTGGTGGCAATGGTGCGCGCGACTGCATCGGCCGGCCTTTACGTCCAGATGGCGGGGCGGGGCACGCGCAAGGCCGAGGGCAAGGAGGATTGCCTGTTGCTGGACTTTGGCGGCAACGTCGAGCGGCACGGCTTTATTGATGCGGTGCGGGTGCGCGACAAGACGCAGGGGACGGGCGACGGTGAAGCTCCCGCAAAGGAATGTCCAGAGTGCCAAACAATGGTTCCAACGGGCCTACGCTTTTGCGGGTGTGGGCATAAATTCCCTGATCCTGAATTGAACCACGGCAATAGCGCCTATGGCGGGGCCGTGCTTTCATCGCAGGTCGTGGCCGAGTGGATTGATGTCGAGGATGTGCTGTATGATCGGCACAAAAAGCCCGGCAAGCCCGACAGCGTGAAGGTGACGTACTGCTGCGGCCTGAGGTCTGTGAGCGAGTGGCTATGCCCAGACCACGGAGGCTATGCAGCAAGCCGCTACACGGCACGCAAGGCCGCTCTGGGGGCGCAGGCCGACAGCACAGAAGATGCGCTTGCAGAGGCACCCTTGACGTGGACAGTGCCGACGCGAATAAAGATCAAGCCGCGCGTCAGTGATCCTAGGTTTGATGAGATTGTGCAGCTTGACTACAGCGCCGGGCTGAAGCCAAAACCGCAGGGGCAGGAATTGTCATGGGATGGGGGCGGCAGTGATGACTGGGATGAAATACCCTTCTGAGAGCGAGGAGCAGATCGGCTTTTTGCGCTGGTTTGAATTGCAGTTTCGCGGGGTGTGGATATTCCACATCCCG